GGCGGCAGCGCCAGCATGACCGCCGCAGCATTCTACTGGCCCGACACCGGCCGGCTCGAATCCCTTGGCTGGTTTCCGTCGCAGCCTTCGCTTTTGGACCGCGGCCAGGGCGATGGGGTTGGTCAGCGCTACGTGGAAATGTCCGGCCGCGGCGAACTGTCGACCCTCGGCGCGATGACCGTTCCGGTCGCCGCGTGGCTGTCCGAAGTGATGCGCCACGTCGAGGGGCAGCCGGTCGCCGGGCTAATCATGGACCGCTACAAGCAAGCGGAGCTCGGTCAGGCGATCGACGCGGCCGGTGTCCGCGCCCCGCTCGTTTGGCGCGGTTTCGGTTTTCGCGACGGCAACGAGGATTGCGACCGCTTCCGTCGCTCGTGTTTCGACAGCAAGGTGAAGGCCAAGCCGTCGCTGCTGCTGCGCAGCGCATTCGCCGACGCGGTCTGCCTTCGCGATCCTGCCAACAACATCAAACTTGCGAAGGCCCGAAGTCTAGGCCGCATCGACGCTGCATCGGCTTCGGTGCTGGCCGTCGCTCAGGGTGCGCGAATGCTGGCCACGCCGGCCAGGAAAGCGCGAGCGCCGTCATGGGCATGACCTGGCACCGCCCGTCGCGCGCCGCCACCAGTGATCGTCGCTGGCCCGCGCTGCGGCTCGCCGCCAAGCGTCGCGACGGTTTCCGCTGCGTCCAGTGCAGCGCGCGCGGCCGGCTCGAGGTCGACCATATCCGGCCGGTGCGCACGCACCCGGACCTGAGCTTTGCGCTTTCGAATCTTCAAACGCTTTGCGCCGCCTGCCACGGCGCGAAAACCAGAATCGAGTGCGGCCTCCCGCCGCTCGATCCGCAGCGCCAAGCCTGGCGCGATCTTATCCGCGCGCCGATCGCGCCAACTTCAGAGGACATGCGATGCTCGAATCCGTGAAAATCTCTCGCCGGCAGTCGGAAATCCGGCAGGCGCTCGCCGGCCTTGTCGGCAAGGAAAAGCCGACCGAAGACGAAACCCGCTCCATGTCGGACATGGACGCTGAGTACCGCAGCAACGAGACGCGCTACCGCGCCTCGCTGATCGCCGAAGACACCGAACGCCGCGACGCCAAGGGCGAGTTGGAAACCCGCAGCGACCGCGACTATGCGGAACTGATCGGAAAATTCGAGATGCGGCAGGTCGCCTTGCACCTCGACGAAGGCCGCGCGCTCGAAGGCGCCACGGCAGAAGTCGTGACGGAGCTTCGGAGCCACGGCGGCTACCAGGGCGTTCCGGTTCCGTGGCTGGCGTTGGAGCAGCGCGCGGGCGAGACGGTCGCCAGCAGCACGCCGGCGCCGACCAACTTTGCGCCAATCATCGATCGCCTGTTTCCTGCCTCCGCGGCGGCCCGCATGGGCGCACAAATGATCAACATCGACCAAGGCACCAACGAATATCCGCTCACGTCGAGCGCCGTGGCCGCAGGATGGGCCGCATCGGAAACCGGCGCTGTTGCCGGGCCGACGGCCTATGCGACCGCGAACCGTGCGCTGGCGCCCAATTCGACCCTCGGCATCACGATGAAGATCACGCGCAAGACGCTGAAGCAAAGCGGCGATGCGCTTGAACAGGCGGTGCGCCGCGATATGTCGGGCGCGATCGGGCAGAAGATGGACGCCGCGGTGTTCCTCGGCGCCGGCAGCTCCGGCGAGCCGCTCGGCATCATCACCGGGCAGTCAACCTATGGCTACGCCACCACAGCCGTTAGCGCGGCCGCAACGTGGTCCGCGTTCCGCGATGCGGTGGTCGCGTTCATGGTTGGCAACGCGATCACGTCGCCGGCCGACGTGAAGCTGCTGATCCGACCCGAAGTGTTCGGGTTCATGGACGACACGCTGATCACCAACACGGCGGTCAGCGAGTGGGACCGGCTCCTCAAAAACATCCCGCAAGGCAACATCGCAATGTCGTCAAATGCGCTCGCCGCGCCGACGGGCTCGCCCGCCGCTTCGAAGGTCGTGCTTACCACGGCCACCGGCGGCGTCGCGCCGATTTACGTCGGCGTGTGGGGCGGCGTTGACCTGATTCGCGACGTGTACAGCGACGCAGCGTCGGGCGGCCTGCGGCTGACCGCGCTGGTCAGCGCGGACGTGACGGCCGGCCGTGCGCCGCAGATTGCGACGCTGACGGGCGTCCAGAGCGAAGCGGGCGCGTAATGCTGTTCGCCTTCCCCGGCGAGCTTGAGGTCCGAACCGAGGGCGGGGCAACCCGCCTTCGGGCGCGGTTTCCTTACGGCGCGGAAACCGAACTTGCGGCGGGCCGTCGCGAAATGTTCGCGCCGCACGCCTTTGCGGCCTCGATCGCCGATGCCGGCCAGGACGTGCACCTGCTCATGGGCCACGATTTTAACAGGCCGCTGGCCTCGCGAGCGGCCGGCACGATGCACCTGCGCGACACCGACGCCGCACTCGAGATTGAAGCGACGATCGACGGCGGCACGTCGTGGGCGCGCGATTTCCTCGCGGCCCATGCGGCCGGCCTCATTACCGGCCTATCGCCCGGTTTCCGCGTCCCGGAGGGCGGCGAGCGGATCGAGCGGCGCGGCGCCGACGTGCTCCGCACCGTGATGGCCGCGACGTTGTTTGAAGCGTCGGCCGTCACCAAGCCCGCATACCCGCAGGCTCAAATTGAGGCGCGCGACTGGCAGCCCTCCGCCGGCGTGTTGGTGCGGAAGCAACACGGGAGCTCCCGATGGAGGTAAGACAGCAAAACGAGGCGACGCCCGAAACCTATCCGGCTGCGCCGGCCGGCTTATCGACCGCAGCCGCTGCGCTCGCCGATGTCGCCTGGGCGCGCCTCGAGTCCTACATCGCGCACCGCTACACCGCGCGCGACGTGACATGGATTGTCGAGGGCCCGGGCGAATTCGTGCCGCCGTTGACGCCCGCGACCGTGAGTACCGTCGAGGTGTGGAGCGCCGCCGGTGTCTGGGATGACTGTACGCCGCCCGCATCGCCGCTCGGCGGCTACTGGCTGTCCGCGACAGGGCCATTTCGATTCACAGCTACCGTCGGCGCCGACGCTGGCGACGTGCCGCCCGCGGTAGAGGAAGCCGTCCGCCGGCTGGCAGAATATTTGGCCGCGGATCCCGGCACGCCCGGTGCTACATCCGAAAACCACGCCGTCGAAGGGGTCGACTCCGTGCAAGTCGCCCGGTCCGCATCCTGGATGGCGCGCGCCCTGCATAATAGCGGCGCGGCCGACCTGCTGCGCAATTATCGGAGGGCGTGATGTTCGGTTGGTTCAAACGCGCGCCCGTCGAGAAACGGTCGGCCGCGAGCGGCTTCACTGCGGAGATCATCGCGGCGCGTGAGGCCTATATTAGCGGCCGGCGCGGCATCGCGGAATTGACCGCCAGCGCGCAAAGCTGTGTCTCGCTGTGGGAAAACGGTCTCTCACTGGCCGACGTCGACGGCACGACGATGCTCAATCGCGCTACGCTGGCGCTGATCGGGCGGGCGCTGGCCTTGCGGGGCGAGGCGGTGTTCCTGATCCGCGATGACATGTTGGTGCCCTGCTCGGATTGGGATTTGAGCACCCGCAATGCCAAACCGGTCGCGTACCGTGTGAGCATCCCAGAGGCTGGCGGCGGCACGACGCAAACTGCGCTCGCCGGGGAGGTGCTGCATGTTCGCATCGGCTGCGATCCGGCCGCGCCCTACTATGGCACGGCTCCGCTGAAACGAGCCTCGCTTACCGCCGGCATGTTGAACGCGGTCGAGTCCGCGCTCGCGGAGGTGTTCGAGCTCGCGCCGATCGGCAGTCAAGTCGTGCCCATGCCCGAGCAGCCCGAGCAGGACGCCAATTCGCTCGGCCGATCATTCCGCGGTCAGCGCGGCCGCGTGCTGTTGCGCGAATCCGTCACCGTATCGGCGGCCGGCGGCCCGGCGCCTCAGTCAGACTGGAAACCGGCCAGCCTCTCGCCCGATCTGCAAAAGTCGATGACGGCCGAAACGCTCGGCGCGGGCCGGGACGCCATTCTCGGCGCCTTTGGCGTCCTGCCTGGCCTTCTCAGTCCGGCCACGACGGGTCCGATGGTCCGTGAGGCGCAACGCCACCTCGCGCAGTGGACGCTGCAACCGATTGCCACGCTGCTGGCGGAGGAAGCGAGCGCGAAGCTCGGCGACGCCGTGACCCTCGATCTGATGCGGCCGCTTCAGGCCTACGACAGCGGGGGGAGGGCGCGCGCGATGCTGGCGATCGTCCAGGCGCTCGCCGCTGCCAAGGCTGGCGAAGTATCGCAGTCCGACATTGATCGGGCGATGGCGCTGGTGGACCTTTGATGACCCCGGCCCAAGCGATTGCCGACCTTGACGCTGCGCTCGCGCGCGACGGTCAAACGGTGAAGTTGCAGAAGATCGTGGCCGGCGCGCTCGCCAAGGAAGCATCGTTAAGGGCGTTCGTGCGCGGGATGCAGCCGCTGCCGCTGGTCGGCGCAAACGACCAGCAGATGATCACCTTCGTCATCAGCCCGACCGATATCGCCGGAACGGCTTGGCCGGGCTTCACGGTCGACGGCCGCGACGCACGCGTCCCGGTGAAAGGTGATGACCGCATCATTACGGCGAATGGGCCATCGAACGTGCAGTCGGCGACCGGGCTCTACATGGGCGACGTGCTGGTGCGCATCAACGGAACGGCGTTGGGGTACGGCTAAGCATTTGAAACAACTCATTATGTGAATTTCGCATGATCGGGCCGCTCGCGTTTCGCACGCGTGCGAAGTCATCCTCTCATTTTCGGAGGATGGGGCTTTTCAAGTAGTTAGAGGCGACCCGCGCTGGCTATCGGAATGGCCCCGACGCAGGCACCAGGCCCGAGCGAACGCGTTTAGGCGTCGTTAATTGCGGTCGCGGCATAGTTGGTGGATGAACCACTACGTTATCCGCCTCACTGACGGCATTCGGTTCGTGTCGACGGTGTTGGACGCTCCCGACATTGAGACCATGCGTATGGTGGTGGCGCCGTCCTGGTTTGAGCATTCGTGCTGGCGCGTCACCAAGATCACGACGAGCGAAGAATGCTTTGACATGTCCGCGCCCGACGTGCGCGCGTTCGCACCCCCAGCGCACCCCGAAGCCGAATTTGAGATTTGTCTGAGAGCTTAA